AATACCTCTCGCCCGAGCAGCGGCAGGATTACGGGCTCACGCGCTACCGCGCCTCGGCGCTGATCACTTTCCTGTTCAACCGGCGCGACATTCGCCGCCTCGTCATGGCGGCCGCGCCCGAGCGGAGGGCGGCGTGAACCATGTCGCGGAAATTCCATCCCCGCCCACAGCGGCTCCGGATCGACCGGGCCGTGATTGCCTCTGGCATCCGCGCCCGGTGCTCTGCGCCGTCTGCACATCCCGCACGCGCGGCTTTGGCTGGTTCGATCCCCACCGGTCGCGCCGGGACCGCAGCCAAACTTGCCGCTGGTTCTGCTCCATGGGCTGCCAGTCGGCCTTCACACGCAAAGCGAAGAGAGAACTGAGCATGGTCGATTTCACCGAAGAGGAAACCCAGGCGCTGCCCGCCGTGATGCGCGCGCTCGCCCCCGAGATGGAGCGCATCGGCTGGGACCGGCCGCTGGGCCAGCTGACCCAGAACGACATGCATCGGCTGATCGTCACCACCATCGAGGCGTTCCGCGCCGAGATGGCGGAGATCGCCGCCGAGTCGGAGATCCCGTTCTGATGCTGGACTACAACCACCGCCCGGGCATCGCGGAGCGCATCAACGCGGCCGTGGATGCCGCGCTCGAGGCAGAGCGCGCTGCCACGCCGCCGCGCGATTATCTTGGCGCGTCCCGGCTAGGCAATGCCTGCGAGCGCGCGCTGCAGTTCGAGTTCGCTCGCGCGCCGAAAGATGAAGGCCAGGACTTCTCCGGCCGGTCGCTGCGGATCTTCGCGATCGGGCATGAGCTCGAGGATCTCGCCATCCGCTGGCTGCGGGCGGTGGGGCTCGATCTGGTCACCCAGAAACGGGACGGCGGCCAGTTCGGCTTCTCCGTCGCGAACGGGCGCATCCGCGGCCATGTCGACGGGATCGTCGCCGAGGCCCCCGCGTCGCTGGGGCTGCGCGCCCCGGCGCTCTGGGAATGCAAGACGATGAACGCGAAGAACTGGCGCGAGACGGTGGCCAAGGGCGTGACCGTGGCGAAGCCGGTCTACGCTGCGCAGATCGCGCTCTACCAAGCCTACATGGAAGCGACGGTGCCGGGCATTTCGGCCAACCCCGCGCTCTTCACCGCGATCAACAAGGACACGGCCGAGCTGCACCACGAACTCGTGCCCTTCGATGCCGATCTCGCGCAGCGCATGTCCGACCGCGGCGTGCGGATCCTGCGGGCCACCGACGCGGGCGAGCTGCTCCCGCGCATCGCCGCCAATCGCGACTTCTTCGAATGCCGGTTCTGCCCGTGGGCGGAGCGTTGCTGGAGCCTGCCGGCATGAGCGACGACAACATCATCCACTTCAATCCGTGGCGGGATTTCAACGACGCGGCGCCCTTGGACGATCCCTTCGCCGTCGAACCGGACGCGGACCAGATCGCCCGCTTCGTCGATGTCGTCTTCGGCTATTCCGAGGGGCTGATCCCGGTTCGCGGTTTCGTCGACAAGGGTCAGGGCAAGGACGGCCGGCCCCACAACATCTGGATCGACGCGGACGCCTCTGCGCCCGAGAAGCTCGCCACCTTCGCCGGCTGGGCCGCGCGCGAGGGGGCGGCGGTCTATGTCATCCCCGGCACGGTCGCGGAGACAGGCCAGGCCCGTGCCGCCGATGTGCTGCAGATGCAGAGCGTCGTGGTCGATCTCGACTCGGGCGACATCCCCGCCAAGCTCGATCACCTCCTCCACCATCTCGGCCGGCCGACGCTCATCGTCGAGAGCGGCGGGCGCACGACCGAGGGCGCGACCAAGCTCCATGTCTGGTGGAAGCTGACCGAGCCCGCGGAGGGCGCCGACCTTGCCCGGCTCTGCCAGCTGCGCGGCGAGATCGCGTTGAAGGTCGGCGGCGATACCCATTTCCGCTCGGCCCACCAGCCGATCCGTGTGCCCGGGACGGTCTATCACAAGGGCGGGCTCACCCGGCTCGTGCAGATCCGCGAGGCGACCGAGATCGAGGTCGACCTTGCCGAGATGGCCGAGCGCGTCGCCGACATGCCACCCATGCCGGGCGTCGGCATGGCCACGGCCGAGCCCCGCGAGAAACCCGCCATCGACGACGTGCTCGTGACCCCGGTCCATGAGGGCGGCACGGATGACTGGTCCCGCTTCGAGGGCGCCTCGGCCGCCATCGGCTATTTCCTGCGGCTGGTTCACGAGGGCCGGATGTCGATGGACGAGGGCTGGACGGCGATCTGCGGCTACAACGCCGCGATGTTGCGCCCATCCTGGCCGCTCGACCGGCTGAAGCGTGAGACGAACCGCTTGTGGGAGCTGCACATCAAGCGGCACGGGCCGCCACTGATCCGCCTCGACAGCGCGTCGCCCGCGCAGATGGACCTGCCCAACTTCACGCTGGGCGCGCTGCTCGACGACACGAGCCCGATGCCGGACGACATCATCGGTCCCCGCGTGCTGACGCCGGGCGGGCTCCTGGTGCTGGGCGGCGCGCCGAAGGTGGGCAAGAGCGACCTCCTGATCGCCTTGCTCGTGCACATGGCGGCGGGCGTGCCCTTCCTCGGCTTCACCCCGTCACGGCCGATGCGGATCTTCTACCTGCAGGCCGAAATCCAGTACCACTACCTGCGCGAGCGCATGCAGCAGATCGGCCTGCCGCCCGAGCTGATCGCTGCCGCCCGCGACAACCTGATCGTCACCCCGAAACTGCGCATGCTCCTCGATGCCGAGGGCAGCGCGCGCGTGGCCGAGGCGATCAGGGCCGCATTCCCTGACGAACCGCTGGATATCCTGTGCATCGACCCGATCCGGAACCTCTTCGACGGCGGGCCGGACGGCGGCGGCGAGAACGACAACGCCGCGATGATGTTCTTCCTCAAGGACCGGGTCGAGGTGCTGCGCGACCACGTCAATCCCGACTGCGGCGTGATCCTCGTCCACCACACCAAGAAGCTCTCGAAGCACCAGGTGAAGGAGGACCCCTTCCTCGCGCTCTCCGGCGCCAGTGCGCTCCGCGGCTTCTACACCACCGGTCTGATCCTGCACCGGCCCGACGAAGAGGCCAGCGAGCGCCGGCTCGAGATCGAGCTGCGCAATGGGCCCGCGCTGCCTGCCAAGGTGGTCGACAAGGTGAATGGCACCTGGACCGAGCTCACCCCGAGCAGCGAGCGGCTGGTGCGCAAGGATCTGGGCGCCAGGCACGACGCGGAGCGGGATCGCAAGAACCTGGTCGTCCTCGGGCTGATCTTCGACGAGGCGGCCGAGGGACGGCTCTACACCGCCACCCAGTTTGCCGAAGCGTTCGAGAACCAGCACGATCTTGGCGGGCGCTACAGCATCCGCGAACGGCTCGCGGTCCTCGCAACCAAGGGGCAGATCAAGTTCCGCCGGAATTTCGCGGAGCACGGCTTCCCAGGCACGCAATCGCATTTCGGGTATCTCGTCGTCCGGGACATGCGCTTCGGCCGTGATCCCGTCGTCGACGCCGAGACCGGCGAGGTTCTCGACGAGGGCGTCCCGGTCCTGCCGACCCACTACAAATGCCCCCATTCCGGACGCGCGCGGGAGGTCGAGAACCCCTCCGTCTGGGTCTATCCGGAGGACGCTCATGACTGACTTCCTCATCATGAGCGCGGCCTTCCTCATTCTCATCCCTTGCTCATGGCCCAATGAAATCAGTGGGTTGGGGATGAAGATGAGAAAGGCCTTCCTCATCGGCCTCTCTCATCGCCTATCCCGTAAAAGCGCAATGGAAACAGCGTACTACGCCCAAAACATGAGGCGAGTGGGAAAGCCCCCATACTACGTATGGGGAGGCCAACCGGCAGGTTTGGCCTCTCCTCCCATGCGTCGAGGGGTATCCGCGCGCGCGGGCTCCGACGTTCCCTGCACATCCCGATCCGACGACGGCGGCCGGTACCGCCAAGCATCAACCGCCGTCGTCTTCCACCCGAGCAGCCAACCAGAAAAGGAGACCACCCATGGCTGACCTGACTCTCGCCACCTCCGCTCGTGAGGCAATCCCCGATCTGCCCGTCGCGCATCGCGCCGATCGCACCTTGCTCGCGCTCGATCTCGGCACCACCACGGGATGGGCTCTGCATGGGGCCGACGGCCTGATCACCTCCGGCACCGTGTCCTTCCGTCCTGGTCGCTTCGATGGCGGCGGCATGCGTTACCTGCGCTTCACGAACTGGCTGGCCGAGCTGGACCGGCTCTCCGGGCCCGTCGCCGCGATCTGGTTCGAGGAGGTCCGCCGCCACGCCGGCACGGACGCCGCGCATGTCTACGGCGGGCTGATGGCCACGCTCACCTCCTGGGCCGAGCTGCGCGGCGTGCCCTACGAGGGTGTCCCGGTCGGCACGATCAAGCGCTTCGCCACCGGCAAGGGCAACGCGAACAAGGATGCCATGATCGCGGCTGCCCGGGCCCGCGGGTTCAGCCCGGCCGACGACAACGAGGCCGATGCCATCGCCATCCTGTTCTGGGCGCTGGAGACCAAGGGAGGCGTCCAATGAGGTGGCATCCCAAGGGCTATGGCGGCCATCGCCGAGACACCGAACAGGTCAAGCGCGATGGCTGGAAGGAGCAAGGTGTGTTCGCAGTTTCGCTTGACGACCAGAGACTTACTTGGCCTGAGCGGGAACTGGTACGGCAACTTGGTGAGCGCCTCTACGGCGCGCGCCACTCGGAACAGGAGGTGCAGCAATGACGGACTGGACCCCGGCAATGGTCGAGGAGCGGCTCGCCGTGGCGGCCCTCGTGCTGAAGCGGATGCCCGAGCCGCGGCGGCAGGGATACTTCAGCACGTGGCCCGAGATCGTCCACAGCTTCGGCGATAAGGTCGGCCAGGAACCGAAACCGATGCGCGTGCTGCCCTCGCCGCAGGATATCAGCCTGATGGAAGAGACCCTGACCTGGACGGCCTGCCTCGAGCCGCTCGACGGCAAGATCGTCTGGATGAAGGCGCATGGCGAGCGCTGGAAGGAGATCTGCTGGGCGGTCGGTCTGCGGCGCTCAGCGGCGCATCAGCACTGGCAATACGGGCTCTCGGTGATCTCGCTGACGCTCAACCGGCGGTCGTTCAATCGCAGCCTGTCGAAGCGCAAGGTGATCGCGCTGGCCACTGGCGCGTAAGCCCATGGGCGCAATAGGAAAGTGTCCGCCGGACAGTTTTCGCTAAGACAAAAACGGCTCTCCCGGGTTAGAAAACGGATATGCTCGGGAGAGGCGCGCGCGGGACGGCCCGCGCATGTGGTCTCCCGGATCCCGCGCGGTATCCAGCCGGCGTCCGAGCCGCCAACCCATTGAAGTCAATGGTTCCTTCCTGGCGATTATGTATGCTGGCGGGCTTGGCGCGATATTGCGCCAGCGTCAGGGCCGGATTTTTGGGAAGCCACCCGGAAGCCGGAGCCACCTGCCTCCCGCGCAAACCCCAGTGAACGCTGGCCTTCGGGCCGGATGCCCCGGACGCCGCCGGACCCCGCTTGGAGTCCAGCGCGGCATCCGGAGTCCGGACTCCGGCCGGCATCAACCTCATCGACGGAAACGACCTGCCCATGACCCTCGCCTTCGCCCCTGAGCGGATCGAGACTTGGCCGCTTGCGCGCCTGCAACCCTACGCGAAGAACGCGAAGGTGCACGGGCCCGACCAGGTCGCGAAGATCGCCGCCAGCATGGCCGAGTTCGGCTGGACCGTGCCCTGCCTTGTCGGCGAGGACGGCGAACTGATCGCAGGCCACGGCCGCGTGCTCGCGGCGACGCAGCTCGGGCTGACCGAGGCGCCGGTGATCGTGTTGGGGCACCTGACCGAGGCGCAGCGCCGTGCCTACCGGATCGCGGACAACAAGCTCACGGAACTGGGCAGCTGGGACGAGGCGCTGCTCTCAGCCGAGCTGCAGGACCTGCTCAAGGACGACTACGACCTGTCGCTGGTCGGCTTCTCCGACGGCGAACTCGACAAGCTGCTGGCCTTCGAGCCGGACGGGGGCGATGAAGAAGAAGGTGGCGCCGGGGGCTCCGTGCCGCCGGTGACCATCCCCGAGCCGCCGCGTAACCCGGCCTCACGGACCAGAGATCTCTGGATCCTCGGCGATCACCGGCTGCTCTGCGGGGACTCAACCAGCCACGACGATGTGCGCCACCTGATGAACGGCGAGCGCGCAGTGCTGTTCGCGACCGACCCGCCGTATCTCGTCGACTACGACGGCTCGAACCACCCGACGCGCAACAAGGATTGGAGCCAGAGCTACGGGAACACCTGGGACGACAGCTCGCAGGGCGCGGAACTCTACGATGGCTTCATCGCAGCAGCCGTTGCTGAGGCGATCACCGACGATGCCGCCTGGTACTGCTGGCACGCCTCGCGCCGCCAGGCGATGCTCGAGACCTGCTGGGAGAAGGCCGGCGCCTTCGTCCACCAGCAGATCATCTGGGTGAAGGACCGCGGGGTTCTGACGCGGTCGCATTACCTCTGGAAGCACGAGCCCTGCTTCATGGGCTGGCGGCGTCCGAACCGCCCGCCGAAGGTGGCGGAGGAAACGCTGCCTTCGACCTGGGAGATGCCGTCCTTCGCCAAGGACGAGCGCCCCGACCATCCGACGCCGAAACCGCTCGACGCGTTCGGCATCCCGATGCGCCAGCATGTGGCTCGGGGCGGCCTTTGCTACGAGCCGTTCTCGGGCTCCGGCTCGCAGATCATGGCGGGCGAGGCCAACGGCCGCCGCGTCTTCGCGATGGAGATCAGCCCGGCCTATGTCGATGTCGCCGCAGAACGCTGGCAGGCCGAGACCGGGCGCGACGCGATCCTCGACGGCGACGGCCGAACCTTCGCCGAGGTGAAGGCCGAGCGGCTGGGCGACAAGGCCGATGCCGCCGCCTGATGGCCGTCTACTACAACGATGCCGATCCCGCGGCATGCGCATGGCTGCGGGAACTGATCGCGGCAGGGCTGCTGCCGGATGGCGAGGTGGATGCGCGGTCCATCCTCGAGGTGGAGCCCGCCGACCTGCGCGGCTTCGCGCAATGCCATTTCTTCGCCGGGATCGGCGGCTGGCGCTACGCGCTGCGCCTCGCGGGCGTGGCCGAGGACCTGTCCGTCTGGACCGGCTCGCCGCCCTGCCAGCCCTTCAGCCAGGCCGGGCAGCGCAAGGGACAAGACGATGACCGCCACCTCGCCCCGGCATTCCTGCGCCTCGTCGCAGCCTGCCGGCCGGAGCTCGTCTTCGGCGAACAGGTCGCGAGCGCGGCGGTGCTCGGACGCGTTGGCCGAACGGATGGCGCGGCGGCTGACAGCCCGGCTGGCTGGGCGTGGTTCGACGCTCTGGCGGCTGACCTGGAAGCGGCATCTTACGCCGTCGCGGCGGCCGATCTGCCGGCTGCGGGCATCGGCGCCCCGCACATCCGCCAGCGGCTGTTCTTCGGCGCCGTCGCCATGGACGCACGCGCAGGCAGGTTGGGCGACAGCTTCGGCGCGGGATCACAAGGACGGATCGGAATGCCGGGTGGTGCCGATCAATGCGCTGCTCGGCCGGCAGGTCTGGCTGGCGGGCTGGCCGACGGCGATGGCGGGCTCTCCCGAGACGGCGGCGTACAACGCGGCCGGCAACACCGATGCGAGCCGCAGGACCGTGAAGCTGATCGACTGGTCGAAGGCAGGGACCCCGCCGGGACCGATGCGACGGACGGCGTCTGGCGAGATCCGAACTGGCTGCTCTGCCGCGATGGCCGCTGGAGGCCCGTTGAGCCCGGAACATTCCCGCTGGCTGATGGGATACCCGGCCGCATGGGGCTGCTGCGGGGCTACGGCAATGCGATCGTGCCGCCGCTCGCGGCGGAGTTCGTGACGGCGTTTCTGGAGAGCCTGCGATGAAGCAGACCCGCGGCGCGTCACCAAGACCGGCAGCGCGCAGGCGAATGCGCGGGCCGACCCCGCGACCGATCCGGATGACACCGCTTCAAGCAGCGAAGCGGTAGGCGACGAAACACCCGGCGACGGGACCTGACGAGGAACCATCCATGGAGCAGACGATCGAACTGCCGGCGTTCCGCCGGTCGGCGGAGCTTGCGCCCAATACTATCGATCCGGAGACGCGCAGCGTCGAGGTGATCTGGTCGACCGGCGCGCGGGTGCGGCGCGCCGCGCTCTTCGGCGAGCCGCATGACGAGGACCCGCAGCTGGCTATCCAGCGCGCTGACGCACTTGCGGATCAGCGTATGCGACGGCTACGCCCCATTGAGTTTCCGCTTTCGCGTTATCGCGATGTGG